ATTTCCGGCATTCCGGCGGATACCGACAGCAACAAAGAGTAATTGACCGCGCGGCGGATCGCGCTTCCCCTTTCAGCCTTCCGCCGCATAAAGAACAATCCCCCGTGCGGGCTTTCGAGCCTTGCACGGGGGATTTTTTTGTTTGGTTCATTCCTTCGGCGGTTCGACCGACGCTTCCGACGGCGCGGCGGTTTTCCCTTTAATGAGTTGATACAGCTTCTTACAGCCGACCGCAATTCCCTTGAATAGATAGTAATAAATCTTGTAAAACGTCCACAAGAAGAAGTACAGACACCAGCCCGCGCCGATAATCATATACCACATCAAATAGAACATTCCGGCGAAGAGCATAGCGAAGCACCACAACGGCGCGTTTCGCTTATTCACACGCACACCGAAGCCCAGCCGGAAACCGGACATCTTCTTCAATGTCTTTGTAAAGCTGACGAACATTAGAGCAAATCCCCCTTCTTAAATGTAAATTTTCAAGGCAGAATTCGCCCATTCTGACCTTTAACACAATTATACGCCCGTCATGCGCTAAAATCAAGAATAAAGCGGAATATTTACACACCGTTTGCAAATAATCAGAATGAAGAGGGATCGCGGCGGCAATGAAGATATATGATTACAACGGCAAGAAGAACATTTGCGGCGACCGATTGCGCGAAGCGCGCGTCGTCCGGCGGCTACGCCAAGAGGATTTAGCCGCACAAATACAGTTGAAAGGGATCAACATGGAGCGGGACAGCATAAGCCGAATTGAAATCGGTACGCGCTTCGTATCCGACTTTGAATTGAAGATATTTGCGGAAGTGCTGGGCGTTTCGGTGCAATGGCTTTTAGGCATAGATGAATGACGGCGGCGGGGGGATCCCGTCGCCGCTTATTTTTTTCTGCTTTTTTCGCAAAAGCTATTGACATATACGCACGTATATAGTCTAATAATAGACAGAAAGGAGGTTAAGACGTTGAGCAAGAAAAAGCAAAAGAAAAGCGGCAATAAGAAAGACCAGCCAGCAAGCACAATCAATCTTATTACCGCGATCGTAAACCTTGTAATTGCAATTCTTCTTCTGATAGAAAAGCTGACAAGGTAACGGGCAGGGGGAGAAATCCCCCTTGCCTTGATAAGTATAACACAAAAAACGCTTAACGTCAATGGAGCATGGATACAGCGATTTATATTCTTGTGGCGATTAGCATTGCTTTGTCGATCGTTGCTATCGTCTTATCCTTGAAGCGGAGGAAGTAACAAAATGAACGAAAAGGACTATTCAGCGCAAAAGAAACACATTCGGACGCATTACGCCCGCTTCCCGCTTGATCTTCGTCCGGAAGTGCTGGAGGAATTCAAAAAGGCTTGCGCGGACAACGGGACAACGCCGACAACGGAAATCAAGAAGTTTATTGCGGCGTATTGCGAAGCGGCGCGGGATAAGTAACTATCGGCAGGGGCGGCAGAAATGCCGCCCTTTTGTCATATTCGGAAGCTGGAGGAAGGAAGAATGCACAAACACTTAACATGGACAGACCGCCTAAAAATCGAAAAAGGCTTGAAAGAGGGCTTGAAGCCTTGCGCGATTGCTGACCGTCTGCACGTCCACAATACAACGATATACAGGGAGTTGAAGCGCGGACGCTATACGCATTTGAATTCCGACTTGACGACCGAAGAACGCTATTCGCCGGAGATCGCGCAACAGCGCTATGAAGAGAACCTAAAAGCCAAAGGCGGCGAATTGAAGATCGGCAACGATTACGAATTATCCGCCTTCATCGAAAAGAAGATCGGCGAAGAAGGCTATTCCCCCGCCGCCGTCGTCGGAGAAATCAGACGGCTGGGGCTGACCTTCAAAACGGAGATCAGCGAAAAGACGATCTATAATTACATCGACAAAGGCATATTCTACGGGATCAGCCGCGAGAGCTTGCCGGAACGCGGAGAGCGAAAGCGGAAGTATGACAAGGTGGAGCGGAAGAAAGCCGCCCGCGCGCCGCAGGACGAAAGCATAGAGGAGCGCCCGCAGGAAATCAACGATCGGCAGACCTTCGGACATTGGGAAGGCGATTGCGTATGCGGGAAGAAGCGGACGAAGGAAACCTTGTTCGTTCTTTCAGAGCGCTTGACGCGGAACGAAATTATTATCAAAATGCCGGATCAGACCGCCGCCAGCGTCGTGGCGGCGCTGAACAAGTTAGAACGACGCTTCGGGAAGAAGTTTTCACAGATATTCAAAAGCATTACGTTTGACAACGGATCGGAATTCATGGATTGCGCCGGAATTGAAAAATCCGTCTACGGCAAAGACCGGAAGCGCACGAAGGTTTACTATTGCCACCCGTACAGCGCATACGAACGCGGCACGAATGAGAACATAAACAAAATGATACGGCGGTTCTTGCCGAAAGGAACAGACTTCCGGAAAGTAACCGCCGCATATATTCAGCGCGTCGAAACGTGGATCAACAATTACCCGCGCGAGATTTTAGGCTTTGAAACGTCCGGATCGCTCTTTGAAAGATACGTCGCCGAAGCCGCTTGAAGCCTTCTGAAAAAATATTTTAGTTTTTTCTGCTTTTACTCTTGACTTTTGCGATTGTTGAGAGTATCATTAAATGCAGAAGAAACCGTTACGGTTTTTCCTGCATTATTTTTTTATCCGAAGGCAGGCGGAAGGAGGTTAAAACATTGAACGGATACAGTTATTTGACGCTGGAACAGCGCCGCGAGATCGAAAGAATGTATGCAGAGGGTGAACGCGTTGTTGACATTGCCGCCCGTCTGAAAAGGAGCGCCGCCGCTATCTACGAAGAGTTGAAGCGCGGCTATACGGGAGAGTTTGACGGCTACGCCCGCCCGAAGTACAGCGCCGATCTTGCACAAGCGACGGTGCAAGAGAATTTCCGACGCAGAGGAAACCGACGCGGCGCGAATTGCTGAAATACGAAAGGAGCTATTCAATATGACACAGTTTAACAACGAGCTTTACGCGGGGTTCTTGCCGGAAGCGGGCGACGCGCGCTTCGAGGGAAAGCGGGGCTTCTATCCTGCAATGACGGCGGAAGAATACAGAGCGCTTCCGCTTCCGATGAAATGCGCAACGTGGGACGCGCGCGTTCAGTATGTGATCTTCGATAGCTATTTCAGAGATTATGAGCTTTCCGGAAAAGTCGAGGTTCACGCCGAAAACGCATTCAAGGCGCTTTTCCGCCACAGCGAAACCGACACGCAGTTATACAGCGTTTGCGCCGTTCGCCTTTTTGACGGAACGCGCGTTGCGGCGAAGTGGGTTCAAGACAGCGTTTCGGGCGCATTCCGGATTGTAACGACTTCCGGAAACGTGCTGGGTACGCAAGGCGGCTTTCGCGGACATATCCCCGAAAACTGCAAGAAGCGGGACGACGGGACGTGGGGGCTTTTCCCGCTTGATCGCACAGCAGACCGCAAGCAGATTATACGCGTCGCATTTTGACGCGGGAAAGGAGCTATTCACCATGAGCGACAGAAGAACAGCGTTTGACGCTATCACGAAGGACAAGCCCACGCTGGCGGGCTTCCTTCGTTCCCTTCCTTGCATTGAAGCGCCGTGGGACGCGGCTTTTCAGAAGCGTTATTGCTCTTCCTGCACGGCGGAGAATTGCGACGCTTGCGCGAATGAGCAGTTCCGGAACAATCCGGAATGGTGGCTTTCCCTTCCGGCGGCGGAGGTGGAACAATGACGGCGGATCGGGCGCGCGGAGCGCTTGCCGTCCTGCAAGACGCGGACGGGAAGTTTATTTGCGAAGTGCCTTGCGGTTACATAGTCGAGCAGACAGCCAGCGCACACAAGCCCCGGCGGATACAGGCACAACGACGGCGGCGGGCAATGCTTCGCCGTCGCGTCGCCCTTACGGTTGCATTGCTGACCGTTGCCGCCCTTCTTGCGGCGCTTATGCCGTGGAGCGGGAGCGGTGCGGCGGACAAGCCGAAGGACACGACCACCGGAACGCTTGAAGAGGTACACCAGCCGACCGCCGTTCTTCTTCCTTCGAGCGGGACGGTGGCGGAATATGTGCCGAATGCGGCGGAGGTTGAAGCCCTTGCAAAACTGATCTACGGAGAAGCGGGGATCGTTCCTTCTACGACGGAGCAAGCGGCGGTTGTATGGTGCGTTCTGAACCGCGTTGACGATCCGCGCTTCCCCAACACGGTGCTGGAGGTTATCGAAGCGCCCTATCAGTTCAGCGGCTACGATCCCGAATATCCCGTGAAAGAGGAATTCGCCCTTCTTGCGGCGGACGTGCTGACACGATACCGCGCGGAGCGGGACGGCGAAGAAAACGTCGGGCGGGTGCTTCCGGCGGAATACTGCTTCTTCACGGGCGACGGGCGGCGCAATCACTTCACGACGGAATGGAAAAGTACGGATCGCTTCGGCTGGACGCTTGAAAGCCCGTACACAGATTGAAAGGAGCGGCACACATGAAGGACAACAAAAGCGGCTGGCAGTTCCCGAAGGCGCTTGAAATTATCAAGTGCAAGGAAGGCAACAAAGAGTTTATGAAGGAGCGTCCGGCGCGTCGCCCGTTCGGAAACACCGTGCTTATTTGCGAATATCCGATCGACGACACGGCGGCGGAAGAGCCGAACGCGAAGTTGATTACATGGCGGCTTGCAAAGCGCGCCGCGCGGGACTTCTTGCGCGTTTCCTTTATGCCTTCGGCTATCGTATCGGCGGCAACGCATGGCGGGAAAACCGCCGTCCGCGTCTACGGTAAATATTAAAACACACGAAAGGAGCTATTCAATTATGTTCAGCAAGAAAAAGACCGAATGCCGCGTTTGCGGCTATCGCTTCACACCGGAGCGGGAAAACATCTACACGGCGGAAGAACCGCGTTCTATGGCGGATATGCTGACGAAAGCGCCGACGCGCTTTTCGGCGGTTGATTGTCCGGTTTGCGGTTGCCAAATCGCGCTGGCGATCCGCGCGCCGCGCATTGACTTTCCGGCTATTGTAGAACGGCACGACGCGGACGCAGAGGAAACGGAGGGCGGCGAAGATGAAGATTAAAAGTATCGCCGCTATCTGCAAAAAGAACAAGAATATTGCGATCTTCGAGCGGTACAGCGACGACGGCGACATATTAACGCAGTACATCGGCGACGGATCGGCGGTTTATCCGGTTGTCGGGCTTCCCCAGCTTGACAAAGAAAGCCTTTTGACGATCTTCGACGTTCCGGAGAAAGACCGCGACAATTACTTCGTGAAAACGCTGGGCGTTCCGGCGGGTATCAGTTTCGAGGACACAGACGAAACGGAAAGACACGTCGAGCGGGAAGGAATTTCGATCATCTATTCCGGACGAACCTTGAAGCCGATCCGCACAACGCGCGGGCTGGTATTCATCGAAAGCCGCTATCTTTCGCCCGTCGCTGACGTGCTGGACGTGCTGGAGCTTTACGAACGCCGCACGGCGGAGGGAGCGCCCTACATCGTCGCGAAGGCGGGCTTCCTGCTTCAAGCGGTGATTATGCCCTATGACGTTATCAACCAGCAGTTCGTGGAGAGCTTGCAGGACTTAACGCGGGAATGCGAATTTTCCCTTTCCGAGAAGGAACGCAGGGAACGCGAAGCCCGCGACCGCTTCACATTCACCGAACCGGAACAATGTTCCTTGAACGTCGATCCGAACACGGGCGAGGTTGTCGAGGAAAGAGAGGTGGCGGACGAATGAACGCGGCGCTTCTATCCTCTAAAAATATGTGCTGGTGTACGCCGCAAGACTTCTTCGACAGGCTGAACGCCGAATTCGGCTTCGTGCTTGATCCGGCGGCGACCGACAAGACGGCGAAATGCTCTTTGTATTACACGCCGGAAACGGACGGGCTTTCGCAAAGCTGGGATCGCGGCGGCGCGGTATTCTGTAATCCGCCTTACGGACGCGAGATCGGCAAGTGGGTTCAAAAGGCTTTCGAGGAAGCGCGGGGGGGGGTATCCGATTGTTTTACTTATCCCAGCGCGGACGGACACGGCATATTTTCACGATTACATTTACGGGAAAGCGGAAATCCGCTTCGTGCGCGGGCGGCTACGGTTCACGGACGACGACGGGAACGCCGCCGATCCCGCGCCCTTCCCTTCAATGGTAGTTATCTATAACGGGGAGTGGGTGAAGGAATGAGCGATAAAAAGAAATGCCCGTTTTGCGAAGCGATCGCGCTTCAACGGTTCATTGAAGAACACCACAGCAAGCCCGCAGGGTTCGGAATGGCTTTATCCGCCGCGCTTGTTTCCTACGCAGTAGTAAACGGGCGTAAATGCGGACGGACAACGGATTACATGAAGGACGGCAAGGGCTACCCGCTCAATTATTGCCCTTCGTGCGGAAAGCGGGTGAAAAATGAGTAACAGACAGGAAAAGCCGCCCTTGAAGTGCTTGCTGGGCATTGATCCGGAGAAGGCGCAGAAATGCAAGCCTTCGGAATGCGCTTCTTGCGGCTGGGAAGCGGCAGAAGCCGCACGGCGGCGGGAGTACGTGAAGGAACACGGCTTGACGCTATGCGCCGACGGCTTCCGGCGGCTGATTATTAGGAAGGAGAAAGACATGGCAACACCTTATAAGGAATGCCCGCATTGCGGCGCACATCTTGACAGCGGCGAAAAGTGCGAATGCCGCGCCGAGGAAATCGAAACGGTGCATTCGCAGAAATGCGCTTGCGGGCTTACGGAACAGGACGTTGAAAGCGGCTGGGAATGCCCGCTTGATAATCCGAACGAAACCGTCGAACGTTGCGAAGATTGCGCTTTTGCAAAAGAAACCGATTGAAAGAGAGGGTAAAGACAATGACAATTAACGAGTTTGCGGCAGAGGTTCACAAGAACGCCGTTGAACACGGCTGGTGGGAAGGCGAAAGAACGTTTCCGGAGATCGTGGCGCTTATTCATTCGGAGGTATCCGAAGCGCTGGAGGAATACCGCGATGGGAAACCGCTTCTTTATTTCCCCTGCAACGCTGGCGGCGTTTGTTGCGAAGAGGACGGAAGCGCGCATTGCGGAAGCCGCCCTTACGATCCGGAAAATCCGAACGCCCGTTGTTCCGCGCAGAGCAAAAAGCCCGAAGGGATCGCGGCGGAGCTTGCCGACGTGATTATTCGCGTTCTTGATTATTGCGCGTATGCCGGAATTGACATTGAAAACGTGCTGGAGGTAAAGCACGAATACAACAAAAGCCGCCCGTATCGACACGGCGGCAAGAAGTGTTAATCATGGCGGAGCGGGTGAACCACCCGCCGCATTACAACGCGGGCGGGATTGAGTGTATCGACGCGCTGGAAGCCGCAACAAGCGGGCTTCAAGGTATCGAAGCCTTTTGCACAGCGAACGCGATCAAGTATTTGTGGCGCTGGAAGCTGAAAAACGGTGAAGAGGACTTGCAAAAGGCGGTTTGGTATATCAACAGACTTATTCAACGAGCGGGCGCAGACAGCGCCGCAGGAAAGGAGCTATTCAATATGAAAGAGAACAAACA